CAATTCATTTGTATGGGTAACATTAGGATGTTTTGGAATTAGTTCTTTTGAAAAAGTAAAAACAAAATAATATGTTAGGTAAACTATTTTCTGGTGGTGCTGCTGATTTGGTAAAAAGTGTAGGTGGAGTAATAGACAACCTACACACTTCCAAAGAAGAAAAGCTTGCTGCTGAGCTTAAAATTAAGCAACTTATAAGTGATTATGAAGTAGAGATGGAGAAAAACATAACTTCTCGTTGGGAGGCGGATTTAAAATCAGACTCATGGCTTAGCAAGAATGTTAGGCCAATGGTATTGATTTTTTTAATAGTATGCACCATGCTATTAATATTCATTGATGCTGGTGCTTTAAAATTTAACGTAAAAGATTCTTATGTAGATCTTTTACAATTAGTATTAATAACCGTGATCGGTGCTTATTTTGGCGGTAGATCATTAGAAAAAGTAAAAAAATAAAATTATGGGAATAAATTCAACAGAAGTCGCTTATGGCTTTGGACAGCTAGGCTCTGCTTTTAACGATGGAACAGCTGTTATGACACCTCCTACAGGGAAAGTATTTATAGCAATAACAATGTTGGCAGACACAACTTTTGACACATCCGGCGGTTTAGTAGCTGATAACGACGGTGGTAACGGTTTAGAGTATATAGGAACAGGTACAGCGGCACACGACACTGTGTTATCTCCTGATCTTGGACAGTCTGGTGCTGGTGGTGTTGTCGTTGACGTTGGTAATACGTTTCCAAAAGGTTTAACTATATATGGTAGGTGGACAAGTGTTAATCCAGCTTCAGGTAGCTTTATAGCTTATATAGGTAACTAATGTTAGGATTAGGAAATAGTTTAGTTGGTGAGGTACATCAAACTGCTTCTGGAGCAGCTTCCGCTTTTTCAATGTCTTTTGATGGAACTGGAGATTATCTTTCTTTTACAGAAACCGGATTTCCTATTGGTGGTAGTGGAGATAAATTTAGTATATCTTTTTGGGCAAAAAGAGACACTGCGGGAGTCAGCGCTGATCACGTGCTGTCAAACGTTAACGGCTATAAAAGAAAAATAAATTTTAATACTGCTGGTGATAGATTGGAAATTGAAGGTGACCAAAATGGGCAGGAAGCAGACGGAGTAGTGACAGCAGATACAAACTGGCACCACTATGTTCTTACGTTAAGTAATCCTGGTTCAGGACAAGCTGCCACTGTTGTTATTTATGAAGATGGATCTTCAGTTACCGTTAGTAATACTTCACTTGGAGCAGCAACTGGAGACCTAACCGTGAACACTATAGGTAGCACTCCGGGTGGTTCAAACGGTTTTGATGGTTTACTATATCAAATAGCTTTATATGACGAAGTTTTAGATGCAAACGCGGTTACTGCAATATATAATAGTGGTACACCTATAGATATAACTGTTGATAGTGGGGATTATGATAATTCTGGTGATTTAACAAATCTTTGGAACTTTACAGAAGGTAGTGGTAGTACAGCGGAAGATAGTGTTGGAAGTCTAGATGCTACTCTAAATGGTGATGCTGCTTTTTCTTCAACAACACCTTCTTAATAAAAAAAACAAATTAAATTAACTTAAATTAAATAAAAAATGGCAAAAAACACAAGTACAAAAATTAAAGAACTTAAAGGTATTAAACCTGAGAAAATAACTGACGAACAGTTAAAAGAGGTCCAAGAAACAGTGAACAGTTTAAATAAATCTCAATTAGAAATTGGAGGTATTGAACTCAGAAAACACGATTTACTACACACTATAGTAGCTATGAGAGAAACGCTTACAGAGTTACAACTTACTTTTGAAAAAGAATACGGTACGTTTGATATAAACATAACAGATGGTGTTATAAACTATCCACAGGATGTCGAAGTTAATAAGAAAGATTAGTATCGGTAAGGATTATAAGAATGACGCTATGCACTACGCTGTGGGACAAGAAGTGTATGGTGGTCATACTATCTGCGATATTATAGAGGAAGACGAAAAGTATTCTGTCTATATCAAAAAAAATAAAGACGTATTGCCTTGGAAGGATTTTAATAAGAACATGGCTGTATCTGTAGAATATAATCTACAATACTAATGAAAAGCGTTTACAACTTTGTTGTAAAGCCAAAAGGAGAAAGATATAACAATACTAAAAAACTAGATGGTGGAGAGTTAATCCTTAATACGGAAATATTCAACCACCAATACGTTAATAGAGAAGCAGAGGTTATATCAACACCTATTATTGGTGATACAGATATAAAGCCAGGAGATACAGTTGTAGTGCATCACAACGTGTTTCGTAGGTGGCATAATGTAAAAGGTGTTGAAAAGAATAGTAGGGCTTATTTCGATGAAGACACTTACTTTATAAACGACGATCAAATCTTTTTATATAAAAGAAAAGACAAGTGGATAGCTCCAAAAGGATATTGCTTCGTAATACCTTTGAAAGCTACAGATCAGTTTAACACTGAATCTGAAAAACCTTTACAAGGTATTGTTAAATATTCTGACGGTACGGTTAAGGTTGGCGATCTAGTTGGTTTTAGACCAAGTAGTGAATATGAGTTTATCGTTGATGGCGAGAGACTATTTCGAGTTTTATCTAATTTTATTACAATCAAATATGAACATCAAGGAAACGAAGAAACGTATAATCCAAGCTGGGCACAAAGCAGTTGAAGAACTTATTAAAGTAGGTGAAGAAGCTATTGTTACTGACTCTGAAGATGATTTAACAGCTGATAAGTTAAAGAATGCCGCGGCTTCTAAAAAACTAGCTATATTTGACGCATTTGAGATACTTAACAGAATTGAAGAAGAAGAAAACTTGCTTGAGGGTAAAACACCTGAAGAGGCAAAGGAAAAAACTTTTAAGGGATTCGCAGAAAGTAGATCTAAATAATGTACGAGCAAAGTTTAGTTAAGACAGTTGAGCCAGTTAAGAAAACTACTATCAGTAGACTTAACAAAGGTAAAAAATGGAAATACGGTTACGATAAAGAACACGATATTATAGTGTTATCTCAAAACGGGCAAATAGGTGAGATAATAGAAATACAAGGACTAGTTATTGCGCTACCAAAAGCTCCTAAAGAAGTATACAAAGATCCGAAGAACAAATGGGTGAAATTCGAGTATCCCAAGGAGTTACAAAGAATTAAAAATATATTCGATTGGAGAAACTATCCGGAAAGCAGTAAAGAAAAATGGTACGATTATATAGACGAAGAGTTCAGAAGAAGGGAAGAAGGATTCTGGTTCACGAATAATGGTAAACCAACCTGGGTAACAGGTACGCAGTACATGTACTTACAATGGAGTAAAATTGACGTTGGCGCTCCAGATTTTAGAGAGGCAAACAGATTATTTTACATATTCTGGGAAGCCTGCAAAGCAGACAAAAGATGTTACGGAATGTGCTACCTTAAAAATAGACGTTCTGGATTTTCTTTTATGTCATCAGCAGAAACGGTTAATTTAGCCACTCTTGCGAGTGATAGTAGATTTGGTATATTATCTAAAACTGGATCAGATGCAAAAAAGATGTTTACGGACAAAGTTGTTCCTATATCAATTAATTATCCTTTCTTTTTTAAACCTATCCAGGATGGTATGGATCGTCCTAAATCTGAACTTGCTTATAGAGTACCTGCTAGTAAGTTTACAAGAAAAAAGATGTCAGCCACGGATGGTATGGAGGACATTGAAGGTTTGGACACGACGATTGACTGGAAAAACACTGGAGACAATAGTTATGATGGTGAGAAACTAGCGTTACTAGTTCATGATGAATCTGGTAAATGGGAGAGACCCGATAATATTTTAAATAACTGGAGGGTTACAAAAACATGTTTACGATTAGGTTCTAGAATTATTGGTAAATGCATGATGGGTAGCACTTCAAATGCTTTAGATAAGGGTGGAGAAAACTTTAAAAAATTATATAATGCCTCAGATGTCACGAGAAGAAATAGAAATGGTCAGACAAAGTCTGGCTTATACTCTTTGTTTATCCCAATGGAGTGGAACTACGAAGGATTTATTGACGAGTATGGAATTCCAGTCTTTACTACTCCTGATATCGATAGACTCACACCAGACGGTGAATTAATAGACGTAGGTGTAATAGATAACTGGCAAAACGAAGTAGATGGTTTAAAAGATGATCAAGACGCTTTAAACGAGTTCTATCGCCAGTTTCCAAGAACTACAGAACACGCTTTTAGAGATGAGACTAAAAATAGTATATTTAATCTAGTTAAAATATACGAACAGATAGATTATAACGAGGAGATGTCTAGAACTTTAGGAATTACAACTGGTAATTTTCAATGGGTGAATGGAATTAAAGATTCTCAAGTTATATTTTATCCAGATCCAAAAGGAAGATTTAAAGTTAGTTGGGTTCCACCTCAGCAATTACAAAATAGAGTAGTACTTAAAAATGGTATTAAATACCCTGGTAACGAACACATGGGAGCCTTTGGTTGTGATAGTTACGATATATCAGGTACGGTGGATGGAGTTGGATCGAAAGGAGCTTTACACGGTTTAACTAGGTTTAGCATGGAAGATGCTCCGGCTAACAGTTTCTTTTTAGAATACTTGTCAAGACCACCAACGGCTGAGATGTTCTTTGAGGACGTTCTAATGGCTTTAGTATTTTATGGGATGCCTATACTCGCAGAGAACAATAAACCTCGTCTCTTGTATTACCTGAGACGTAGAGGATATAGAGGGTTTAGTATGAATAGACCAGATAAAGTCTGGAACAAATTATCTGTTGCAGAAAAAGAGGTTGGTGGTATACCTAATTCCTCAGAAGACATTAAGCAGGCTCACGCCGCAGCAATTGAAATGTACATACAAGATCACGTTGGAATCAAGCAAGATGGAACGTTTGGTGATTTGTATTTCAATGAACTACTAAACGATTGGGCAAAGTTTGATATAAACAAAAGAACAAAGCATGATGCGTCAATAAGCTCTGGTTTAGCTGTTATGGCTAACAATAGACATTTATATAGACCAAATGCTAAGGTTGAAAAACAACCACTAAATATAAACATTTCTAAGTATAGTAATACTGGAAGTAATTCACAAATAATCAAATAATAAATATGGCAGAGTCTGGCATTAAAAGTTATTTTCCGAGTCAAACAGTTAGCGATGCTGAAAAGCTAAGCTATGATTATGGTTTGAAAGTAGGTAAAGCGATAGAACAAGAGTGGTTTAACGACGATAAAGGTTTTAATAGACATAAAACTAATAAAAACAATTTCCACAACTTAAGACTGTATGCTAGAGGTGAGCAGTCTATACAGAAATATAAGGATGAGTTATCTATAAATGGTGATTTGTCCTATTTAAATTTAGACTGGAAGCCAGTTCCAATTATACCCAAGTTTGTTGACATTGTTGTGAACGGTATTGCTGAAAGAACTTATGACGTTAAGGCTTACTCGCAAGACCCACACGGTGTTTCTAAAAGAACCGAGTATATGGAGTCTATATTAAAAGACATGAGACTTAAGGAATTTAACGAGGCTGTTAAGCAACAATTACAGTTAGACGTTAGAGAGAGTGCAATACAAGAACTACCAGAAAGCAATGAGGAACTTGAACTTCACATGCAGTTAACTTATAAACAATCTATTGAAATTGCAGAGGAACAAGCTATTAACACTCTTTTAGAAGGTAGTAAATACGAGCTTACAAAAAAGCGTTTTTATTATGATCTTACAGTGCTAGGAATAGGCGCGGTGAAAACTAGTTTTAATACATCAGAGGGTGCTGTTGTAGATTACGTTGATCCAGCTAGCTTGGTTTACTCTCATACTGACTCTCCTTATTTTGATGATATTTATTACGTTGGTGAAGTAAAGACTATTCCCGTAAACGAGTTGGCAAAACAATTTCCTCATTTATCCGAAAGTGATCTTGAAGATATAATGAAAAACAAATCCAACAACAGATCTAACTATAACTCTAGACATACTTACGACAAAGAAGATAATAATACGATTCAAGTTTTGTACTTTAACTACAAAACCTATATGAATGAGGTTTATAAAACTAAAGAGACAGCAACTGGAGGAGATAAGATTATTCCTAAAGACGATTCATTTAATCCACCAGAAGATATGGAAGGTGGCTTTGGTAGAATGTTAAGGTCTATAGAGTGCTTGTATGATGGTGCCATGATTTTAGGTACAGATAAGTTACTTAAATGGGAAATGGCTAAAAATATGATGCGTCCTAAAAGCGATTTTACTAAAGTAAAAATGAACTACGCTATTGTAGCGCCTAGAATGTACGAGGGTCGCATAGAATCATTAGTTAGTAGAATTACTGGTTTTGCTGACATGATTCAATTAACACACTTAAAACTTCAACAAGTGTTATCTAGAATGGTTCCAGATGGTGTTTATTTAGATGCCGACGGTTTAGCTGAGGTTGATTTAGGTAATGGAACAAACTACAATCCGCAAGAAGCATTAAATATGTTTTTTCAAACTGGTTCGGTAATTGGACGGAGCTTCACGTCAGAAGGTGACATGAACCCAGGTAAAGTACCTATTCAAGAAATTACATCGGGTTCTGGTGGTAACAAAATGCAAGCTCTTATTGGTAACTACAATTACTATTTACAAATGATAAGAGATGTAACTGGACTTAACGAAGCTAGAGATGGTAGCACTCCAGATAAAAACGCTTTAGTTGGTGTTCAGAAGCTAGCGGCGGCAAATTCAAACACAGCAACTAGGCATATACTACAAGCTGGTTTATATTTAACAGCTGAAACCGCAGAGTGTTTATCGCTTAGAATATCTGATATTATAGAATACTCTCCAGCTAAAGATGCTTTTATACAAGCTATTGGTGTTCATAACGCAGCCGTGTTAGAGGAGTTGCAAGATTTACATCTTTATGATTTTGGTATTTTTATAGAGCTACAACCAGACGAAGAAGAAAAAATGATGTTGGAGAACAACATTCAAATGGCTTTACAACAACAGATAATTGAACTAGCTGATGCAATTGATATTAGGGATATTAAAAACGTTAAACTAGCAAATCAACTTCTCAAAATACGTAGAAAGAAAAAGCTAGACAAAGACCAAGCCTTGCAACAACAAAACATGCAGATGCAAAGTCAAATGAACCAACAGGCTGCTCAGGCCGCTGCTCAAAGCGAGGTTCAAAAAAATGAAGCACTAACACAGAGCCAAGCGCAGTTAGAACAAGTTAAAGCTCAGTTGGAGTCTCAAAGAATGATGCAAGAGGTTCAGATGAAAAAAGAACTAATGCAATTAGAGTTTGAGATGAACATGCAGCTTAAGGGCGTTGAGGTTGATGGGCAAAAATCAAAAGAAAAAGAAAAAGAAGATCGTAAAGACGAAAGGACTAGAATACAAGCCTCTCAACAAAGCGAGCTTATAGACCAAAGAAATAGTGGTAAACCACCTAAAAACTTTGAGTCCGCAGGTAATGATATACTAGGCGGAGGATTTGATTTAGGCGTGTTTGATCCTAGATAAATTATTAACTATTATTATATTATATTATGGAAGAAGAAAATGAAAAAGTAGTCGAAGAGACTAAACAGGAAACGACTGAACAAGTTGAAGAAAGTAAATTTGAATCTGCTGGAGACGATAATGTTGTTAAAGTAGATTTAAGTAAACCACCAGAACCAAAACAAGATGAAGTTAAAGAAGATAACGCTGACGACAGCGGAGTGGTTGCAGAGTCTGAAGATGCCGAGCCCACACAAGAACAAGAAGAAGTACAACCGGAAGCTGAAACACAAGAAACTCCAGTATTAGAAGAAATTACTGAAGAAGAAGTTGAAGAGGTGGAAGAGCAGGTTGAAGAAGCTATAGCGGAAGCAGAGGCTACTGGAAAACCATTACCAGAAAATATCCAAAAGTTAATGGACTTTATGGATGACACTGGTGGAGATTTAAATGATTACGTTAAGCTTAATCAAGATTATTCGAAGTTAGATGATCAAAGTCTATTACATGAATATTATAAGCAAACAAAACCTCATTTAAATAATGAAGAAATTAACTTCCTTATGGAAGACACGTTCTCTTACGACGAAGATATGGACGACGATAGAGATGTACGTAGAAAGAAATTAGCGCTTAAAGAGCAAGTTGCCAGCGCTAAAAGCCACCTAGACGGGCAAAAGTCTAAATACTATGAAGAGATCAAAGCTGGAAGCAAACTTACGGGTGAGCAACAAAAAGCAATTGATTTCTTTAATAGGTATAACAAGGAGTCAGAAGCAACTCAAAAAACAGTTAAAACAAACTCTGATATTTTTACACAGAAAACTGAACAAGTTTTCAACGACAAGTTCAAAGGTTTTGAATATAACGTCGGTGATAAAAAATACAGGTTTAATGTAAACAATGCTGAAGAGGTTAAAAACACTCAGAGCGACATAAGTAATTTCACCAAAAAGTTTTTGGATAAGAAATCTGCTTTAACAGACGCTAAGGGTTATCATAAGTCTCTATATACAGCAATGAATGCGGACGCTGTTGCGAAACACTTTTACGAACAAGGAAAAGCAGATGCTATGAAAGATAGTATTGCTAAAGCCAAAAACGTTGATATGAACCCAAGACAAAGTCATGGGAAGGTTGAAGCAGGTGGTGTTAAAGTAAGAGTGTTGGGCGAAAATTCTTCTGATTTTAAGTTTAAAATTAAAAATAAAAACAAATAACAAATTTAAAACAAATTTAAAATGGCAATTACAGCAGGAGATAATTTAAACAGTGTTGCAACTTCTACTCAGATGGCGTTAGTTAATAACTATATTGACTTTACGGCAGCTGGTACAGCGGGTTGGGCACAACAATACTTACCTGATTTAATGGAGAAAGAAGCTGAAGTGTTCGGTAACAGAACAATTTCAGGTTTCTTATCACAAGTTGGAGCAGAAGAAAGTATGACATCAGACCAAGTAATCTGGTCGGAACAAGGAAGATTACACTTAAGTTACAATGGTACACTAGATGTATCGGCTAATCAAATTACTATCGGTACTGATTTAGATGGTAACGCTGGAGCAGCAGCTCACGGTATTAGAGTTGGTGATACTATATTAGTATCTAGCGCTCGTGATGGAGCAACTACACAGTGTTACGTTAAAACTAGAACAGCTGGTGCTGCTACTATTGTAGCTTTACCTTACAAAGCTGCTCTTATGTCTGACGCGGCTGCAGGTTCGCTTACTGATGGTACTTGTACTGTTATGGTATATGGATCTGAATTTGCGAAAGGTACTAGTGGGCAAACGTCTTCTAACGAGCCAGTTCACCAAAGTTTTACTAACAAACCAATTATTTTAAAAGACTTCTATCAAATCAATGGATCTGATGCGTCTCAAATTGGTTGGGTTGAAATTTCTGGTGAAGATGGTCAAAACGGTTACTTATGGTACTTAAAAGCTGAAGGTGATACTAGAACTAGATTTTCTGATTACGTTGAAATGTCAATGGTTGAATCTGTTAGAGCTTTAGCAGCTTCTACAATTCACGATGACGCAGTTTATGATGGAGGTGCTGGTACTATTGTTAATACTGATCCTGGAACTGAAGGTTTATTTGCGGCTATCGAAGATAGAGGTAATTTAACTTCAGGTGTTACAGGTGTTAATGCTGCAACTGATTTAGCTGAATTCGACGCTATCTTAGCTGAGTTTGACAAGCAAGGTGCTATTGAAGAAAACATGATGTTTGTAAACAGAGCAACTGCTCTAGCAATGGATGACATGTTAGCTTCTATGAATTCTTACGGAGCTGGTGGTACTTCTTACGGAGTATTTGACAACTCAGAAGACATGGCATTAAACTTAGGTTTCTCTGGTTTCAGAAGAGGTTCTTACGACTTCTACAAAACTGATTGGAAATACTTAAACGACAACGCTACAAGAGGTGGTGCTGTTGAATCTTCTAGTGCAATTAGAGGTGTTATTGTACCAGCAGGTGTATCTTCAGTTTATGACCAACAATTAGGAAAGAATCTTAAAAGACCTTTCTTACATGTTCGTTACAGAAAAGGTCAGTCAGAAGACAGAAAAATGAAAACTTGGATCACTGGTTCAGTTGGAGGAAATGTTACGACTGACTTAGATGCGATGAATGTACATTACTTATCTGAAAGATGTTTAATCGTACAAGGTGCAAACAACTTCATGTTGATGAACTAAGCACAATTATTTTAAAAGAACCGAGGTTTCGGCCTCGGTCCTTTTATTTTTATTAATTTTATTATATATTATATTATGGCAAAAAAACAAAAAACAGAAAAGGTCGTAGAACCTTTAATAGAAAAAGACTTCGAAGAAGTTGAAGCACCGGTTATGGAAAAACCATTACCAAAAAAGAAAAAAGATACTTGGGAGATAAAAGATAGACAATACTATTTAAGAGGTAGTTTAAGACCTTTAAGTTACAGTATTAAATCTTCAAACATATATTGGTTTGATGAGGAGAAAGGATATGAAAGAGAAGTAAAAATCACTTCAAATCAAAGAACTCCATTTGTTGATGAAATGGTAGGTGACCAAAGACTAGAACACGTTATATTCAGAAATGGAACTTTGTTCGTACCTAAAAACAAGGTTATTTTACAACAAATACTATCGTTGTATCACCCAGATAAAGGAAGAAAATTTCATGAGAAAGACTACCAACAAGAAGCCGTTAGCGAGATACACGTATTAGAACTAGAGATCGCAGCATTAAATGCCGCTCAATCTATAGACATAGATATGGCAGAAGCTGTTATGCGTGTAGAGTTGGGATCTAAGGTGTCAGAGATGAGTTCTAAGGAGCTTAAAAGAGATTTACTATTATATGCTAAAAGAAATCCAGGTTTGTTCTTAGAACTAGTGAATGATGAAAATGTTCAGCTTAGAAACTTTGGTATCAAAGCGACTGAAATGGGTATATTAAAACTATCACCTGATCAAAGAACTTTTTCATGGGGATCTAATGATAGAAAACTAATGAATGTTCCTTTTGATGAGCATCCTTATTCAGCTTTAGCTGCTTGGTTTAAAACCGATGAAGGAATGGAAATCTACTCTAACATAGAGAAAAGATTGAATTAACAACAAAATAATATGGTTGCCCTTCGGGGTGACCATTTATTAAAATTTAATTTTATGGCAAAAAAATCAAAGGGTTTAGGAGACTCAATAGAAAAAATTACAAAAGCAACGGGAATAAAAAAAGTTGTAGATACAGTCAGTAAGGTTGTTAAAAAAGATTGTGGGTGTGGAGCGAGAAAAGACACTTTAAATAGATTATTCCCTTATAATAAATAAAAAAAAATATGGCGGTAAACATAGATGACGTATATCAAAGAGTTTTAGCTCTAGCTAATAAAGAGCAAAGAGGCTATATAACTCCACAAGAGTTTAATTTATTCGCTAATCAAGCACAAAAAGAAATATTTGAACAATATTTTTATGACGTAAATCAGTTTAGAAGAATTCCTGGTAATGACACTGTTTATTCAGATGTAGATGATATGTTAGAAGAAAAGTTGCAAATATTTGAAAGCACTGACGGCCCAGCTGTTGTTTCCGCTTACTTGGGCGCTGGTGGTGGTGGTATAAACAAACGATTACCTGATTACATTTATAGGCTTCATAGGGTAGAACTCAACAACGTAAAGTGTGAGATAATGAACACCAAAGATTTTAATGATGTTCGTGAAGCTGGAAAACTACTAACGCCTACTAACGCTAGGCCGGTTGTCAACATAAGAAGTAACATAATGAGGTGTAGAGCTGCTGGTGGTACTTTTGTCACTCCTACTGGTGTTTTTTATTTTAGAGCGCCTGCCACTGTTAATTGGCCGTACTTTGTTGTTGGTAGTAAAGCTCTTTTTGATGGTAATAGTCCATCATTAGTTCATTTTGAATTACACGCTTCTGAGGAGACGGAGTTAATTTATAAAATATTAAAATTTGCTGGGTTATCTATGAGAAGAGATGATATCATGAAAGCTGGACAAGGATTAGAAAGCGCGCAGGTTTCACAAGAAAAACAATAAATAAATGGGATTAATAAATCAAACAGCACAAGCATACTACAATGGAAATGACTATGGAAATTATCAATTTGTTTCTTTAGAAGATATTATAAACCAATTTATGTTTGTGTATGTTGGAGAGGATAAAATTATACCTAAAGCAAGAAGAACAGATGTAGCTTTTCACGCTCAACGAGCTTTAGCGGAATTATCGTTTGACACGCTTAAATCTTGCAAAGCACAAGAAATTACAGTACCCGCTTCACTTCAGATGACGCTTCCACAAGATTATGTAAACTATACTAAGATTAGTTGGGTGGATTCTGCAGGGATAAAACACTTGTTATATCCTACAAGTAAAACATCTAACCCTCCAAATCCTTTACAAAACTCTGATGGGGATTTTGTTTTTGAGCCTATTGTAGATTTAACCAGCGGGTCAACTCAAGTGGTTATGGATGGATTGTTTTATTTCCCATACGGCACGCGAGTAACTGGTCTTCAAATAGATAATGTTGCGGGTGGTCCTTGGGATGTAGTAGGTTTTTCCCACTCTTCTAACACGACCGTGTTAACACTACAAAACACAACAAGTAGTATATTTTTTATTTCAAGCGTTACCGCAAAAGAAAAACTTACTTTTCCTACTATTGGTGGTTCGTTATATCCCAACTATACGGACGGCGCAAGGGTAGGTGTTAATGCGTGGTCAGCATCCCAATATACAATAACAGCTTCTACCTCGGATCTAGATGGTTTAAAGGTTGGTATGCTTCTTCACGATAACGGCGCTGTTTGGGACCAAGGAACAACGGTAGTTAATATTGACGGCGCGTCTATACTTTTAAGTAATCCTACAATTGTAGCAAATCCAAGTTCAACCACTCTTAGTTTTACTAGTTTAGAAACCAAAGACTCAGACACTTGGTCAAATTATAAATCAAACACGCCATCAGAAAACCAAGATGATTATCAAGATGATACTTATTGGCCGCTAGACGGGTCAAGATTTGGTCTAGATCCTCAGCACGCTCAAGCCAATGGGTCTTTCTATATAGACTGCAAGTCAGGAAAAATTCATTTTAGTTCTAATATTAGTGGAAAAACTGTGATCTTAGATTATATAAGCGATAGTCTTGGGACAGACGGGGAAATGCAAGTTCATAAGTTTGCGGAAGAAGCTATGTATAAATGGATTACTCATGCGATTTTAGCTGGTAAGGCTAATGTTCCAGAATATCAAGTTAACAGGTTTAAAAAAGAAAGATTCGCGGCTATAAGAACTGCTAAATTGAGATTATCTAATTTAAAATTAGAAGAATTAACTCAAATACTTAGAGGTAAATCTAAACAAATAAAACACTAGTACATGCCAGAAATCAAGCATAATTTTACCGGTGGTAAGATGAACAAGGATGTTGATGAAAGACTTGTTCCAAAAGGACAATATGACCATGCGGTGAATATACAAGTATCAACATCTGAAGGAGCTGAGGTTGGTACTGTTCAAAATATATTAGGAAATTCAATGCCTGAATCCGCTTATCAAGTAGCGGGTATTGGTAATGATTCGGTGTGCGTGGGGTCTGTTGTTGATGAAAAAAACGACGCCTTTTATTATCTTGTTAAATCTGGCGGAGAAGATGTAGATTCTACTTCATTTACTTCTTTGTCTCCACAAGGAGCTGACTCAGCTTCAAGAGACATTATATTTCAATATAAAAACGAAACAATAACTCCAGTTTTCGTAGCAATAAGCGCTCCTGCTTATACTATATCTCAAACTGCAACTAATATCAGTTGGAACTCAACAGCGGGAACTATAACTCTTCCTAGTCCACACTCAGTTAGTGACCTTAGTTCAGGTATGCAGTTAATAGCTTTTGGGTTTGATGGCAGTGGCTCGCCTATTGAAGTATCAAGCAACTATATCATAAGCATAGACGCGGGAACAAACACAATTACTTTATTTGGAGATTTAACTTGGTTAGACAACAGTACAACTACATACCACTTTGACAACACAAAGTTATTTTTCACTAACAATGGAAGCCCTGATTTTAATACAATACTTGGGTTTACTTCAAAAAACTTAATAACTGGGATAAATATAGTTGATGACATGTTGTTCTGGGTCGATGGACACTATGACTCAAATGGTGAATTAATAGGTTCAGAGCCTAAAAAAATAAATATACCCAGGTCTATAGCTGGAACCATTGACGCTTTTACACACACTACTTTTATAAATAGTATAACAGGTGCTGGTACACCTGCGCAAGAAAAACACATAACAGTTATAAAAGAAAAACCTAAAATGGCTCCAAGCATGATGTTGGAGTCTACTAAACCAACAGCTAGTGCCACAATGGGTGAATGTGAGATTTCTTTTGAAGACGTCGCTAATAACCCTGGCGAGTTGTTAATTCCAGGAGACGCGTTATTTGGCGTGCCAATACTACATAGTGTTACAAATGGACTTACACCTGGTACCGCTAATAATCTTGATGTTGAGATTGGGGACGTGATGTCTCTTGAGATTTTGCCTGATGAACAATCAAGCTTATCGTTTCCTCTTAGACAGCCTATTGTTACGGTAAACGTTATTAACACATACATATCTGGAATTCCGGATGCAAACGGGGTGTTTACCACGTTAATTGATTTAGAAATAGTATCTATAAGTACTTCAACACCTTTAGGTCCAACCAGGTTTTTAATTGACTTAAAACTACAAAACAACGAAAGAATACTCAAGTTTAAATTTCCAAAATTTGCTGTTAGATACAAATACCAAGACAATGAATATTCTGCCTTCTCTCCATTTACACAGGTTGCTTTTGTTCCGTTAAGTTGGGATTATCAACCAAAAAAAGGACAAAACGTTGGGATGCAAAATCACTTAAAGCAGCTTACGTTATCAAATATTGTACCAGATAATATTCCGCATGGCGTAGTTCAAGTGGATATACTGTATAAAGAATCCGGATCATCAAACATATATCTTGTTGATCAACTAAAGCCTGATGATGGTACTAATCAGTGGCAGAGCGATTCTTACGTTGTGGATTCAGAACTTATACACGCTGTGGTTGCTGAAAACCAAATACTAAGACATTACGATAATGTTCCAAAAATAGCTAGAGCACAAGAGGTTACTGGCAGTAGAATTGTTTACGGTAATTACAAGCAAAACTACACGATATTAAACGAAGATGCTAGCGCTAGGTTTGATATAAACTTAGTTGAACATAACATTGCTCAAGATGGTACCCCAGTACCCGAAGACACACAAAGCCCTCATGTCTGGAACCCTAACCTTACAACGCCTTTAAGATCAATAAAATCACTAAGAGAATACCAACTTGGAGTTGTTTTTGAAGATAAATATGGTAGGCAATCCCCTGTCATGACAAGTAGTCAATCTACTTTAAAAGTTCCTAAAAAAGAGGCAAAAAACTCAAATTTATTAGAAATTAAAAACCTAAGCAATCCACCAGTTTGGGCAGAATCTTTTCGCTTTTTTATAAAAGAACCTTCTACTCAGTATTACAATTTAGCAATGGATAGGTGGTATGATGCTGAAGATGGAAATATTTGGTTAAGTTTTCCGTCGTTAGATAGAAACAAACTTACAGAAGAAGACACTATAATATTAAAAAAGAATATTAATAGCAATGTTGCTATTGAAGATACCTCGGAATACAAGGTTATAGCTATATCAAACGAGGTTCCTGATTATGTTAAATCTACAAAAGTATCATACGGAATAGAAGATCATGCTTCTACCTCATTGTTAGGTAGTTCTCCTCCAATAACAGGCTCAGCATCTATATCTGTAGATCCCGCGGCTTTAACTAGTTCATCTAGTTCTTTAATACACGCTTTTGAAGACTGGAGAGACTCTAAAATGGTGGACAAAAGATTGTGGATTAGATTTCGTAAAACTACCACGCCTCAACAATATTCAAATTGGTACGAAGTATCAACCATGGACGATTACATGGATAACGCGGGGACAATCGCTACAACCCCACTTAAAATAAGAGTTAATAGTGCGTTTCAAGATGATATAGATTTTTTTAATGTTGGTGGTGGTTTTGTTAGTGGTGCCGCTTTAGAAATAGCCAGAAGCGTAGACACTCCATACGCACAGTTTGATGGTAGGTTTTTTGTAAAAATTCTTAAAGATTTAAATTTAGAGCAAACTATTTTAACATACCAATTTGACGCTGGATACAGTGTTGTTGGGATGTTAACTCCAAGGTTTTTACGCTATGATGGTCATTGGCATCGAGAAGACCGAATGACCAATTACGGTACCGGTTCTTACGATATAGGTAGTTTAGGTAGTAAAGGTGATTATGAGGTATGGAATAACTCTACTACGAGTGGTGGATGGGAATTTCCCCCTAGCGTAAGTAATCCTGCTTGGTATGATTACAATGGTCACACAGCTTATGTTGGTTCTTCTGGTTCTTACAGAAGTGACGAAGCTTTTCAAAATCCAAAGTACACCTCCGCTAACTCCGAGTGGGCTTATTCAAGAGAGCTATCAACGTGGTCACATGGAAAAAACCTTACGGGAGATGATAGGCATGTAAACATATTTCCTAAGGCCTACCCTTTTATGCTGGGTGCTTTTAATGGAAATTATAGCGCTGGTAGCGTTCAAGTTTCTTCATGCATACCTAATGGAACCGTGTCACCTTATGAATGGTCTTGGTCTGTTCACTTTCTTGGTAGAGCAGAAGGTGGTGGAGGTGGTGATAGTGGCTTTTGGGAAACTATGGGTCAAGATGATAATTGGTTTATTGACATGGAGCCAACTTGGTTTTTTCCAAAGAAAAACTGGATTAATGGAGTTGAAGAATACTATGCAACTCCAGCTGATAACGCTAGCGGTACTCCTTATGGTTTTAATAATTTTGATGGCCCATCTGCAGATCCAGATATTGGTAGTGACCCTTATAGAGGTCATAGAAACACACCTGGAGTTGGTGCTAGATTAGGAAGTAGAAGAATTGACATATCTTACGTTGGTCCAGATTATATACCTACCTCGAGCTCACAACCTGGTTTAGATTTTCAATTTAATGCCAACATTGAAACTCATGATTTCTTAACAGCAGGAGGATCTTACATTTCTTTTAATGGAGATCCAGGAATGATTAAGTATAAAATTGTAGACTATAGAATAGTTGAAGAGATTGCAAACATACCCGACGATTCCAACTGTGCTTCTGGCGAAGTATACGCTATGTTAGATAGTAATGGAATGCCTATGAGTTACAATACTACCCCTGGGTTATGGAGGGTAAGATATGAATTGTTGTTAGACCAACCTATCGGTACTACGGTTCAAGATCAAGGTATAATAACGCCAACTGAATATATATTAGCGGGTGGAACTCCAGATCAGCACAATAACTTGGGTATAGCTTTCAGCGGCGACCACTGTTGTAATGGAGTACCGGTATATGCTAGAAAATATAAGTTTTACCCACCAAGTTACGAGGCTGCTGAAGATCAATTAAATGATAGCCTTGGCCTTCCGGGTTACAATGACTATTCTCAAATTGGCGTCGGGACAGCAGGATTTCAGAATAGTGGCTGTTATAACGACCAGTTAGGTATTAGCACGCTTCCAACGACACAAGCTAACGTTAAGACAGATTGTCCACAACTAAGCGGTGCTTTTTATGATGTAGTTGACTCGGCTTCCAACGTTACGGGTAATCCGGGTGTAAGTATAGACAATACTATATGGACTAACGTAGATGGCTCAACTAGACTTGGTTATATTCCAACTCAAAACACTTATACTGAAAACCTTGGTAACACATCTTACCAAGGCGTAAAAACCATGCAGCACGATGTGGCTGGTGGTAATCTTGAATCAATTCCAACTCCAGGTACCGGTGTTTACGCGGCTTCAGAAGAAGTTGAAGGCGGAATTATAAATTGGTCAATATACAGTAGCGTGAGTGTTGGGTCGGAAGAATACGAATCGTCTTACAACCCCGCTATATGGGAAACAATACCAACTGATCCTATAGACCTAGAGTTATACTACGAGGCGTCTAAGAGTTATCCGGTGAATTTGTTTAAAGATAACAACCACTTACAGATTGCCCCAGCAGGTAGTGGGGTTGTTTGTTATAATTGCAACGCGGCCGCTGTTATACCTAGTCAAACAACAATTCAGCTTTGGATAAATAACACTATATACTTGTCACAACCTCATAGTAACACTCTTATTGCTGGCGATATTATTCAGCTTACCAACTTAGACGGTAGTTATGTTACTGTTGTTGTAGATGGAATTCCAAGTGTTAACGAAATACAGGTTAAGCCTAATATTTACAACAGTGATTTTGGGTTATCTTGGCACAATTGCTTTGCTTTTGGTAACGGTGTAGAATCAGATAGAATATCTGATACTTTCAATTCACATATAATTGGTAAAGGAGTTAGAGTTTCAACAGTTCTTGAAAAAGACTACGAAGAGGAGCATAGGAAACATGGTTTAATATACTCTGGATTATATAACTCTACTTCTGGAGTTAATAGCTTAAATCAATTTATTGCTGCAGAAAAAATTACTAAAGACGTAAACCCTGTATATGGCAGTATTCAAAAACTACACTCTAGAAATACAGACTTAATCACTCTTTGCGAAGACAAAGTTTTAAAAATATTAGCAAATAAAGACGCTGTATTTAACGCTGATGGAAACATTCAGTTAACAGCTACTGGAAACGTATTAGGCCAAACAGTACCTTTCATTGGTGAGTTTGGTATATCTAAAAATCCAGAATCATTTGCATCGGAATCCTACAGAGCTTACTTTACAGATAAAGTTAGAGGCGCTGTTGTAAGGTTGTCTAGAGACGGGTTAACTCCTATATCAGACGCAGGTATGAAGGATTGGTTTAGAGATCACTTTAATTTAGTTAGACCGACTGACAATGTTATAGGTAGTTATGACGATTATAAAGGCGAGTACAACCTAACGTTGTTTAAGTCAGAAGCAACGTTACCAAGCACAGATAAGCCTGAAACACTAACCTTTAGAGAAGACGTTAAAGGTTGGGTAAGTTTTAAATCATTTACACCTGAAAACGCAATTAGTTGCGCAAATAAATATTATACATTTTCAAGTGGCTATGTTTGGAAACATCATTCAGAGTTTGATGATAGTGGGGCGACTATTCCTAGGAATCAATTTTATGGAACGCCAAAAGCTTCATCTATAAGTTTTTATTTAAATGATTTTCCTAGTATTGTAAAATCTTTTCACACGTTAAGTTACGAGGGTAGCAAGTCGAGGGTTGTTGAAAACCTTCAAGATAACGACTATTACAACTTAGCACCTAAAGACGGTTGGTATGTTCAAAGAATTGAAACAGATAAAGAGGGCGGTACGGTTGATGAGTTTATAGAAAAAGAAGGAAAATGGTTTAATTACATAAAGGGTGATAATATACCGATAAACAACTGCGGAATAATGACAAGCAATGCGTTTGATGAATCTAGCTTTGCAATGCAGGGTTTAGGTATATTAACCGAAGCACCTGTAAGTGTTCTAGTTATTGAAGGTTGTACAGATCCAACTCAAGCTAATTATAACCCAGCTGCTAATGTAGATGATGGATCTTGTCAGCCTTATACTTACGGCTGTATAGAACCAACTGCTTCTAACTACAACTCCGCACAAACCGCAGATGATGGTTCTTGTATTTGGATTGGTTGTACTGACCCTACTGCTTTTAACCCTACCACGTTCCCCGCGGTTGCTTACACTTATAACGGCGGTGTTGGCACTATAATTGATGATGGTTCTTGTGTTCCAGTAGTATTAGGATGTACGGATTGTGGTAGTTATTGGGAATCACAAAATACACCTAATTTTTGTAACGGTGTTAGCGCGGCTTTTCTTCAAGGTTCTTTTAACTACAATCCAGCAGCAACTAATGATGATGGTTCATGTATAGATGTTCAAATTGGATGTACAGAACAATCCGCTTATAATTATACGTGGTTCCCTGGAACACCAAATGTAGACCCAGGTTATTGCGCGTGGTCTGGGTGTACAAATGAATATTCTATTCATTACGGACTTGGAGCTTTGCATGGGGCGGCAAACGTAGGTCAACCTTTTCCTCCAGAAGCATTAAACTACGTGCCTTACAATAATTTCGGTGGATATGGTATGATAGATGATGGAAGTTGTTTAGACGTGGGTTGTACAGATAGTGGTACCGGTACATACGATAATACGGGGGCAGGTATATTCGCGTCTGCTTATGGTGGTTACCAAGCTTCTAATTATGATCCATCAGCAACTATAGATAGTGGTTTGTGTGTTTGGGATATAGGTTGTGATATTTCTTACGCGGACAACTTTAGTCCTACTACGCCCCCTGGCAGTACATGGGTAGATAACTCTGGTTGCGTAGTGCCCGGGTGTCTTCAATATGCTGCGCAAAATTATGGTTGTAACCCAGTAGCAAGCCCTGGATCTTTAGTAACTTGTACTGATGGCGTTACTTATGATGATAGCGTCACTTGTACTTATCCCGCAAACCCTGGATGTACAGATTCAACCGCTGATAACTATGATGGTCCTACTCCAATTGTTCAAGATGATGGTTCCTGCTTATACTGTGATTTAGACAACGCTTGGTCTTTAGGTAATGAAACAAACACTACAATAGATGTAACTATTGACCCATCGCTCTCTGTCGCGCCTAACACCGCTGCAGTGTTGACTGCTGAGATAAAGTGGAGAGTTCAGGGTACGTCCACTTGGAGCACTCACACTATTAATCCGCTTAGTGGGACGGCTTCTACCTACACTATAACTGGGCTTTCACCAAGCACGGTGTACCAAGTAACGATAACTGCAACTTGTGACAATACCGCTAGTGGGACTAGTATAATACAAACCTCAACTGATGGTTTAATCTCTGGATGTACAGATAGTACCCTTAACAATGATGGTACGTCCGCGGCGGCTAACTACAATGCATTCGCAACAGTTGATGATGGTTCATGCGATCCTTATAACTGCCCAATAGTAAATTCTTCTTATACGCTTGGTGACGGTTACGTGCTTAGTATTGATGCTGCAGCCACAACGTTTGCTACGCCTGGAGATCTTGTTGTAACGTTAACTTACAATACAAACACAATAACCGGGGGAATTATAACAACCGCGCTTACTAATATAGGAGCTCCTCTTTTCGATTATCAGTGGGGACAGATTATAACTACTACTGACATGAGTGCCTTAGTAAACACTGGTGATACTTATATTACAATATTCGCAGACACAACCACCGCGCTAGCTATTGATGGTTCTTTTTGTCCACTAACAAATAGTGAAACTATGACTGGAGGTTGTACTGACGATACTGTAGATGCAAACGGAAATTACGTATATAACTATGTTGCTTATGCGGATTTTGATAACGGTTCTTGTGCTCCGTTGTTTCCAGGTTGTACAGATGCTGCGGCATGTAATTATGATCCTAGCGCAACGCTAGATGACTCCTCGTGTGTGTATTCTTTAATGTGTCAAGATCAACAAGTTTCTGGTACTGGGTGGAATTGTATTCCTAATCAAGGTTGTTACCAACCAACTACTTGTGGATTTATTCCAGGCACAACCACCTATGTTGGATGCGGTACATACACAGGAACTACTGCGCAGCAAGATTGTGCCAGTAATTGTGCCAGCAACCAAAATGATTAAAAATTAATAAATTAACTTAAACTATACAATAAATTATGCCAATACAACAAGTACAACTTGATTTTAGTAACATAAATGTGTCTGCTCAGATTGGAGACGATATTTATGTCACTATTGGAGGTAGTTCTCTTGGTGGGTTTAATGAAGGTGATGTGGTTAACACTAAGTTTTTTGGAAAAATAATATCTATTAGCGGTAACACTATAATAGTGCAGTACAACAGTTCGCTTGTGACCCCTCCTGTACTAGGAGACTATATATCTTTTGCTAAAAACAAAAAAGTAAACACCACTAGTTTGTTAGGCTACTATGCGCACGTAGAGCTTGTTAACGAGTCGGATTGTGAAATAGAGCTTTTTAGTGTTGGATCAGAAATAACAGAAAGCAGTAAATAATAAAATAAGAATTAAAAAAAAATAATAGTATGGCAGAAATAGCAAAGTGTTACACGTGTGAATCAAGCGGAAGGGGTAGGGTTGGGTGCAGATGGACCTCAACAGCAAGCGGTGCTAGACCTGGTAACTGTTGGAGCTGGTGGCAGTGTAATAATAGTTGTACCAATCATGGAGACATGGGACCTTTTAACAAATATGATACAGGCGACAATTCAAATGAAATAGCTTCTAAAAGCAAAATAAATAACACGTGGGGTTGTGGTAGTTACGGTAGAATGTGTGAGCAAGGTTTTGTTTGGAATGATTTTGACTGCGAGTGTCAACCTGATGAAAACGGACCTTTTGCTAGAATGACCGTGCCAGACGAAACTAGAGAGCCATTAACAGGTAAAGCACTCAAAAAGTGTTATACCTGTGAAATGGGTATGGGTATGGGTGGTGGACCTAAATGCGTTTATTCATCAACTTACAACGGAAACACGCCACCATCAAGTTGTTGGAGTTGGTACCAATGTAGTCAGCAACATTGTTATGAAACTCACGCGCCGGATATTTGGGGATAAAATACCACTTGTGACTCACTTAAAAAGAAATAAAAGTAAAATAAAAAACAAAAGAAATGGCATACGATGGCACTATTCAGCCGAATTTAAATAGAGAACCTTGCGTGCAGCAAATGTCTTGCGCTGATGGATATTATTGGAGCCAAAGACACTGCAATTGTATGACCAACGAAGAGTTAACAGGTCCTTATGATTTTGGTGGTCCAAGATTGGCTAATCCTAACGGATCCGATGAAATAGAGCTAAACAGAAGAAACGCTCAAGGTCAAACTGCTCCTGAGGGATATCATTACATGCCAGACGGTACGTTGATGTCTGATGCTGATCACGCTAGGTTGAGTGGTGGTGGGACAAGTGGTTGTGTGAAAGAAGTACGTATAATAGAAAATCCTATTAAAAATAAGCAATCTTGGGATCCCGTAGCTCATTGGAGTTTCTGTCCTAACGATTTAGACGTCCCAGGTAATTATTATGGAACTAGTAGTAATATCCAAAACTTTACAAACACTCATTTTATCTCATTGGGTTCTAAGCCTATTGCGGAGGCTGATCCTACCTGGGATCCAAATTGTAGTCCAGCAACTGGCGCAGTTTATGCGTTATGTGCTGGTGGTGCTGGTAGTGGAACTCCCGCTTATAATGCAGCAACAATTAACAATCATAATTTATGGAGAGCGGCTTTTTATCAAGAAGTGATCAACCAAATAGGACCTATTAATCCCGGGGATGTAATTGACACAACAGAATGGGCTTGTTGGGGATCGGAAGAGCATTGTTTAATATATCATGGACATTCTATTCCAACAACCGGTGGGGCTTTGTGGCATTATCCAACGTTTAATAGTATTGTTAAAGGTTGCGATGATTGTGACGCGTGTTATTGTCCACCACCTACATCAAGCGGCTGGGATTGCGTGACTACAACTCCAAATATAGGAGAAGTATCTCCTGATAATTTATTTAACACTTTTGGGGGTATATCGCAATGTGTTGAGAGGTTTACTCCTCAAACAGGAGCGTTTCCAACGCAACAGGCTTGTGTAGCTAGTTGTGGTTCTGGGGGCTCAACACTTCCTCATCAAAAACATAAAATAGCTAAACCTGGGGATACAATGAGAAAAGTAACAAACCGTGGTAATAAAAAGATTGACGGCTGGGTGCTTACACCAAATGGTAATTATATTACAGAAGATGTGTTTATAGATACATATAGCGATAGATCAGAAAAAGTTATAACAAAATTTAAATTAAATTTAGCTGATTTAACAGCTGCAACCGAAACAAGATCCTTGGAAATTATTGGAGATAGTGGTGCTAGTTTTGTTTTAGAGATAAAAAACGCTGATGGTAACTATTATAATTTTTACACAAAAACCTTTACAGAAACACACTCATTTTTAGATGAAGAGTTAGAAGGCAGTTCCTATATAAACGAAGTAGTATTTCCAGCATCTGGAAGCGATGACCAGTACGATGTTTTTTTACACGCTAAACCAGGCACTAAACATGTTTCTTACATTGAAAAACGTTTTGGAGATGACAGTATTGATTTAAACGGTTCTATTGGATCTAATTCTTTGTTGTTACAAAAAGTTATATATCAATACAATAGCAAGCTAAGGCTAACGCTATCGGGTTATTCAGTAAGCGGTGATATTACTGCTACAATGGGAACTACAAGCGTTGAGATTGATAGATATAAAGAAGGAGAAGATACTGCTTTTTCGTTTACAACTACAGCAGCCTCAACGGCTGCGTTTAGAGTTTTAAAACAACCTTCACAAGATGATATTATATCTTTTATACAACCCACGCTTGCATCTGTACCAGCTACTCTACAAGGAGAAAACATATACCCAACCGTAACAGGTACGGATACTGTTAACATGCCGGGTGGAAGAAGTTCTTCTGGTGTAGCTATAACTATGGATTCTGCTGTAGCAACTAAAATGGCTGTTGGAGATAGAGTTACGGGTAATGCGGCTCTTAACGCTGGTGTATTTACAGTTGTTTCTTTAGACTCTACAAATATTTTTTCTATATCGTCTGGTGTTGCTATTGATGATGGAGCTACTTTAAGTTTTAGTAACCAAGTAAACTACAGTTGGCCGGTTAATAATTACGTTAATTTAATTCAAGACGGCATGATAGTACTGCCTGGTACTAACATCCCAGTTGACACTAGGTTACAAGCTTACAGTGATAAAACAACTACCTCACCAGGAACAAAAGAAGAGCGCACAATAGTTAGTAAAACACTTCCGGCTGTAAGCACTAAAGGTTTAAAACCAACAGTTGTGAAAGGTTTAGTTACAAATCAAGCTGGTGATATTGTTTTTAGCAACCAACTACCTATAAGCTTAGGTGGAACTGCAATTGAAATTGGTGGTTATGGAGAGAGTGAAGTGCGAAGGCTTTATGGCTGGGATGTTGAGTTTACAGATTTAAAGATAGCTTTAACTGCACCAACAGCAACAACGTCTGGTACCGTTTCTAATAGTAGCACGATAACGGTGAACAACAGGGAGGGTGTTATTAATAACGTTTCTAGAGTTGGCGGTGTAGGTATTAACCCTGCATTACAAAATCCACTTATAACAGCAGGTGGAGGCGCTACTGAAAGTGGTGACTGGACAGTTGATGGTAATCAAACGCTAGAAAGTGGTATCACTTTAACTGTAGAAAACACAGGTAGAGTAGCCACTATAACTGGTAACATGCGGATAAATAGAGCGGGTAACGCTAGTCAAACTTTAAGGTTTGATGTTGATAAGCTACTTTCTACTTCAGCTTAATAGTAAAAAAACAAGCAAAACTGTGACTATTTAGATATAAATTAAATTAAATTATGTCTAAAAATGAATTAGAAAAAATATTCGATAACGTACCCGCTGAGTCTTGGAAAGACAAGGTTGAAGAAATAGAAAGTTATTTAACCAGTATTGCGGATGGAGTTGATATTGTAGCTGGTAACGGTAGCGAGTTAATTTATCCTGACATGTGGGAGTATAAACATTCTTTTCCAGAAGGTGTTTATATTAGGGAGATGAGAATGAAAAAAGGTCAATTGGGTTTTTCAGCAATACACAAGCGTAGTTATGGTTTTTTTTTACTATCTGGGTTACTAGCATCGTCAAAAGAAGATGGTGTTGAAGAGTTTGTGTCGCCTTGTTACGTAATATCACCACAAGGAGCAAAAAGAATAGTATATGCAATTGAAGACTGTGTAATAGTAACAGTGCATGCAAACCCTACAAATACGCAAGATTTAGATAAATTAGCAAAAATGAACGTAGTGTTTAATTGGGATGAATACAAAGAATATTTAAAAGAAAAAAAATGAATATAAATAACATGATGTGCCCTAGCGCCGTGATACAAAGAACTTATGGAATGATTGCTATGGCTGGGGCTACTATAATTGGTGGTGTTATTGGTGGGATTCAAGCTAAGAACAATAGAGATGCGGCTGACGAGCAGTTTGACGAAGCACAAACAAGAGCTGACGCAGAAACAGCAAAGCTAGACGCTCAAAAAGAAGAGTATAAAAAAATGGATTTTAAGAATCCATTTGCAGGAATGAAAAACCAGTTTCAAGAAAATGTATATGAAGATCTAACTGTGAACCAACAACAAGCTCAATTTCAAGCTCAGCAAGGTTCTCAACAAAGAGCTAATATAATGCAAGGTCTTAGAGGCGCTGCTGGTAGTAGTGGTATAGCAGGTTTAGCTCAAACCCTCGCGAGACAAGGTGATTTACAAACTCAAAAAATATCAGCATCAATAGGACAACAAGAAGCTAGAAACCAAGCATTAAAAGCCAAAGGCGCCTTTCAAGTACAACAAGGCGCTGACAAGGTTCAAACCGCTAAAATGCAAGGAGCGCAATGGGTTCAACAAGCTGAAATGGATAGACAAGCAACTTTACTTGGAATGCAAATGAGTCAAACTACCGGTTCTAACATGGCACAGCAACAAGCTCAAGCAAATCAAATGAATGCACAAATCGCTCAACATCAAAACACAATGGACACGATAGGTACTCTTGGGACGATAGCTGGGAACACGGACTTCACGGGTGGATAATAAAAATTAAACAAATACAAATATGGGAGCAGATAGCACGTTAGTAAACGCGTCATTAAAAGAAGCAGTAAGTAGGGCTGGGGTAGACGTTCCAAATCTAAAACCTTTATACGATAACACTACTGGGATCACGAAAACTGTTAGTGGTGTGATTACTGGGTTAATTGGTAACATTAAAGAGGGTAATAAGAAAATGCGTATAGGGAGAGATAAACAAATCGCAGCGTTTCAAAAAATTGCTGATGCTGGGTTTCAAAAACTTTATGCACAAAAAGAACCGATGCCGGAAAAAGTAGTTAATGCTTTGCGTGATAGAATTAAGGACTTAAAAGAAGAGTTTGAGCTTTACAATACTTATGGTAAAAACGACACCGAAGAAAATAACAACGCTAGAATGAAACTAATGGGTGAATTACAAAGAGCGGTTGGTGAGGTTGTTAATCTTAGGTCAGATTTTCAAACTATACTTGGCACCGCGGGTAATTGGAATAAGGAAAGAATAAACCCTGAAAATATATCAACGTATCAATCTTTTTTAGATGTTAAAGGTATGGACGCTAATAATGATGTGACGGTAGATTATGACAAAATTAGAGGTGAATTTACTTTTATCAACTCAGCTACAGGTCTACAATTCACCGCGGCTCAGATGAAAGAAGGTATACCCGTTATGGATAAAAAAATGAAAACATATGGCACTGACAGGTTTATTTCTGCTCAGCAAAAAGGTGCGACCGATGGTAAAAACAGTTCTTTTGCTTATTATGACAATGAAAGTGTTATAACATCTGTTAGAGGTGGTTATTTAGATGAGATTGTTGACGAAGAAGATTTTATGAATGCATCTACTATAGAGTTAGCATCTGGAACTGGAACGTTTAAAAATGATTTACTAGATCACGCGGAAATATCTTTAGAACTTGTTAAAAACATGTATTACACAGAGAACGGTGAGAGTGTTCCTGTTGGAGAGGTGTTTTCTAAATGGGACATGGATGATGACGGTGATGTTGATTCTAAAGATGTTGCTGCAATTAACAAATTGTCACCTGCAGAGATCGAGGCGTTTAATGTAAACCATAAAAGAATAGTGAGTGCTTTGACAAACAGGTATGATCCAGCTTTTAACCTAGAGACTTCTAAGGAGTTGTTTGCAGATTGGGCAGTAGATAAAGAAAAACAACATTATAGCAATCATTATAAAAGTAATTACACGCCACCTGAGGGAAGTAATACTAATAACGATGAAGTAGTAGACGTATGGGCTGGAACTCCTGGATTACAGGGTAACGCATATAATCCAGCTATTGATGAATTTAAATATGTTGGTAGAAAACGTGAAAACGGAAAGCTAAGACCAGAAGGAGCTTGGAACATGAATGGAGATGTTACAGAACTATATAAAGCTGGTAAAGAGTTTAAAGATATATTTAACAATGTATACAAACCAGACATAGTAGATAGAGATGGAAGAGTTAGTTTGTGGAAAATTATAAAAGCTGGAAGTGGTGATCTTGCTGTAAACCCAAAAACTGGTGGTACTCAGTGGAACAACGACAAAGTAGCGCAAAATGTTTTTGGAACAGCTGGAAAAGCTAAGATTAAAACTGAAATTGATAACAGTAAAATATAAATAAAATATGCAAAACGAAGAATTGTATAGAGCTCTATATTCTAAATATGCTCCTAATTTAACTGGAGCAGAACTAGATACAAAAATAAATTATGCGTTAGACTCCGATTCAACAGAGTTTATCAACGCTTTTTATCAAAAGTATACTGGTGAAGACCCAACTGAAGAGCAGTTAAATTATATAAAATCTTTCACTGCTGAGCCGGGAAAGAAAAAAGGCTCTGCGAATGCGACTCCAGAAGTAGAGCCAATCGTTACGGAGTCAGGTTTGGACGTTGGCACTTTGGGTTTACCAGAATCAAGTGATCCAAATGATTGGAAGAATATACTTATAGACATAAACAATGGGGTTACTAAAAACCACGTTATAGTTAAAAGTAGATTAGCGAAAGAATATTTTAACTTAGATGATTTTGGTGCTGATGGAATGAATAAGTACTACGCTGAAGAAGAGAATTATAAGAGGTATTTTGGGGAGGATAAATATAAGCAGTACTTGATGTGGCAACAGTCAGGAGAGACCGCAGAGGGGTTTGACCCAAACTGGGTTGATAGTTCTGTTGTTGCAGAGGTGGTTTCTAGAGTTAAGACCGAGCAAGTAGAGCAGTTTACGCAGAGAATTGATGACGAAGATTTAAAAGCAAAACTAAAAACAAGCGCTGAAGATGGTGTTTTTGATTTGTTTGGCCCTGGAGAAGGTGATTGGATGAAGCGTTATGAAGAGGCTTTAGCTCTAGATAGAGCTAAGGAAAATAGAATAAAAGAACTTGGTGGCTATAGGAGTAGCATTTACGGTTCCAAAGCTGAAGCGAGCAACAAGGAAGTCATGAGGCTAACCTCTGAGAAGAGCAAGGCGCAAGCTGTATTAGGTAAATACTTTGAAAGCAAGTACTCCAGCATCAACGATCAATCAACAACTCTTAACACTAGCTTTGGAGAATTTAATCAAATAAACCAGGATTTTGAAACCAAAGCAGGAGAGTTAAAAAAAGAGTTTGATTTACTAGGAGATGTAGACAAGTTCTCTTCTCCTGATAAAATAGCTCAGTATAACGCATTGATAGCAAAAGGTAACGCTTTAAAAAGTGATTACCAAGCTACGCTTAATAAAAGCGGTTTAAGTGAAAGGTCATTAATGGCTTCTTCCAAAGCACTTTTGACATCTTTAAACAAGGTTCGACAAAACTATGGTAAAGTTAAAGATCTTAACACGATAGCTAGAGCTATGGTTAAGGACTATAGCTTAACAGGTAACATGATGTTACAACTTGAGGATATCGCCTCGCAAATTGCAATAGGAGTTAATTTTGTTGGTGAAAAATTTGCTTGGGTAAGTGATAGGGTAGCTAATACCCTTGACGCTGCGATAAAACCGATGGGTAGGTTAAGCGAAGTTGATTGGAGCTTGGATAGCGAGGCTAATCCAAAGGGTATGGAACAATGGTTTAAAGATGGTGGCGCGGCCTCCATAAACTACACCGAAAGTTTACAGCAACACAAACAAGCTGTTTTGCCTTCAGTTATAGACTGGAGTGATGTTGATATGGATAATATTGGCGCTTGGTCAAAAAGAGCTTTGGGCGATAACATATTTAGCATAGCGGCAGCAACCTCATACGGCGCGGCTATTAAAATAGGAGCAAACATACCCTTAGCCACAAGGGTTCTATCTGGGACGTTCTTCACTGTTGAGGGTGTTGGTAAGCTTAGTACAATGCAGATAGATCAAAAGAACGCTCCTAAACAGATAATGAACTTACAAGGGGCTTTAGCGCAAGCAACTGATCCTAACGAGAGAACCGAAATAATTAAGCAAATAGATTATTATAGTAAAGCATTAACAGCTACTGAATGGGAGAAAGCTTTTTCGTCAACTCTATATGGTGGTATCGCTATGTACGCTGAAAGGCTAGGTACAATGAGGATAATGAGAGGTTTAATGACAGCTGCGCCGACTACAGGTAGGTTGACTCTTGCTAATACAATAAAAGGGGCTGGTGCTATAGGTTTGAATACTGGTATTGAATATGTTGAGGAATTTGGTACGCAAGTAGGACACAACTTAGTTGACATGCTTGTTT